CATGCTACAACTTCAAGTTTAATAGGTATACAACCGGTAGCATCGACAATGTCAGCATCATTCGTCGGTTGGACGAATACATATCCATATGATTCTATAGAAGAAACATATTATTATGATGCAATATCATTAGGTGCTGGCACATTAGATGACAACAAAATTCGTTTAGAAGAAAACGAATTAGTAGGAACATTGGATATTGCTACTAGAGCTGAGCGTAGTCAATTTGATAAAGCTCCATTAGATAGTAAAAAATTAGGAGTATATTTTTCTCCACAAACAATGATAAATGAAGATATCATTGCACAATTAGGATTTACTGAATTAGATCAATATATAGGCGACCCGGGGCAATTGGATTCAAAATCATATCCGGATTTAGTACAAACGTCACAAATGTATTGGAAAAAATATGAATCTAAAAATGATATAAATTCATATATATCTATGTTTACATTATATGATTTATCATTCTTCCGTCAGTTAGAACAATTACTGCCAGCAAGAACAGATAAGTTAACAGGCTTGCTAATTCAGCCAAATATATTAGAACGAAGTAAAGATACAATACTTCCTAAAATTCATAAATTTAATTCTACTTATACTTCTTCTATAGATGAAACTAAAATTACAGCTAATGGATCTTATTTAATATATAATGCATCAATTTCAGATGATATATTAACTATACAAGGAATAGATGATGATCAATGGCAAATGTATTTAACTGCGTCAACGGCAGATAAATATGATGGCACACCATATTCATTTGAATATTTGTTAAGATCTGGCAGTACATGGATAACTGGATCATCTCCTTATTGGTTAAGTGATGCATTACAACCTAGTTATGTTAACGCAGTTTCATCTGAATATCGTTTAACATCGGAGTCTGTATCATTCCAGTCCGGATCAGCAGGTGCTGGTACGACATATGGAACAGGTACATATGGCTCATCATTTTATTATAGTGATCCAACCGGTTCTGGATTTACTGGGGTATTAGCTCAAGTACAAGATTATTTACCAATTGGCATCGATAGACAGCGTTATGATGGTACTAAGATGACTTCACCAGCATTTAATGTTAATTCAACCCAGACAGTAGATGGCGGTCCAGTAGTTGAATGGAGAACAGCTAATCCAAATCAATTAATATATCAAACGCAAAATAATAATCAAGGTAGTTTTAGATTAGTTTAATCATAAAAATTACAATATGTATATTTATATAAAATTAAGGTCAATATATGGGATATTTAGATAATACTAGTGTTACAGTTGATGCCATTTTAACATTAAAAGGGCGTGAACTTTTAGCAAAAGGCGGTAATGCATTTAACATTACACAATTTGCAGTTGGAGATGATGAAGTTGATTATTCATTATGGAATCCAGATCATCCGCTAGGAACTGATTATTATGGAACTATCATTGAGAATATGCCAATTACAGAAGCTATTCCAGATGAAACTCAAGCACTACGTTATAAATTAATTACGTTGCCTAAACAAACAACAAACATTCCGGTAATAAGTGTTGGTAATACATCTATTACATTAAATGCTCCAGGTGATAGTGCTGTAATTTCTCCTAATACTAGTAATTTACAAGGTGGTAATGCTAATTTAGGATATACGGCAATTTTATCTGATTCATCAGTTGCAGATATTCAAATTACGCAAGCACTACAAAATACAGTACTTCCAACGACTCCTCGCTTTATTGGCGATAATGAAGACGCACAAAGTATTGCAGTTGCAGGATTTGGTTTCCGTATTATTGCAAAAACGCAATATTTGTCAGATAAAACTGCAACTATTACAATTATCGGTAATGAAACAGGCGGTAGTGTTACTATTAATTTAACTGTTAAACAAGTAACTGCAGTTACTGCAAATGTATAATATAGGTCAAAATATGAAAATGAATAATTTCATTGAAACATTAAAACAACAACCGCGCCATGGGGGTGTTCCTAGGAACTTACTTTCAGCTGTAGGACAAGCTAATCAAGCTACTAGAACTCCAATTACTCCTACTCCAGCGCCTGCTGCAGCGGGAACTGCAATAATTAATGAACAAGTACAGCAGTTAGCTCAGCAACTTGCAAATCAAATGGTTGCAGAAATGCAACAGTCACAAGTACTTGCAAGAAATGGTCGTACGTTTACAAAATTTGATGTAGCAAATGATATTGTATCAAATCAAACTGAAGTTGTGACAGCTGGTGTTTGGAGTGATGGTATTGCTAGTTTAACAACAATGTTTACATCATCGATTCAGACAAACGCACAACGTACATATTATGTTGATGTATTACAAAAAAATCCAGCAGCAACTGGTTCGGCAGTTCAATTCTCTTTAGCATTCGGCCACGCATTAGGAAGTGGTTCAGATTCGCAAGGTCAACTTAACGATTCTCCATCAAAAGCAGTTTATTCACAATATCGTCAATTACTTTTAAACCCTAGTGATACTCGTTTTACAACAGCTGGCTCTGGAAGTACTGACTATGTATATGTAGTTAATTTTAAACGCAATCGTTTAAAAGAACGTTTAGATGCTGGAAATTGGGAATTGCCATTAGTTAGAATTTCATCTAGAGCAACTAATGCTACAGGATCTGTAGTTACAGGAAGTGGCGTAATTAAATTAATTGATGATTCATCGGTTGCTAATCCTAGAATTGGAGATTCGGGTAAAGTTTATAATATCGTTTCTGGTTCTATTTCGAGTGGTATTCACAATGCATCTGCACCGGTTTATTATGGATTAGCATATCCAGATCACGGAACATTGGTATTAGATGGTAAAATGTTAGATCAACAATTAGGATTTGCAACAAATACGGGTTCTAGTTCTGAAGGTAATAATCATTTTGTATTATTCCATTCAATTTCAGGATCTACTTTCTTTACAGATCCACAAACTTCTGACCCATATGGTTTCCAAGCACGTAATTCTGAAAAGGTTACTAGTACACATTATTTTGTAAGAATTAAAAATGCAGAATATAATTTTTCAAATAATCCTTCATATATAACAGGCTCTGTTGGTCAAATTGCGCAATCAACATTTGTAGGAGATCCTAAAACGTATATTACTACAGTTGGTTTATATAATGATCGTCAAGAATTATTAGCAGTTGCTAAACTTTCTAAACCGTTATTAAAATCATTCCAAAGAGAAGCGCTTATACGAGTTAAATTAGATTTCTAAAATATTCGCAGATTTAAGCCCCGTTATATTTATATAAAATGTAGCGGGGTTTTTACTGAATATGGCCGAAACTAGAATAACAAATCAAGATACTTATCAAGGTGTGTATCCAACTGTCTTTAAAAAGATTGATACATCTGATATTTCAATTAATCCATTTCAAGCATATAAAACTTGGAATGTAATATCTGGTAGTAGTACAGGAAGTGCATTACCATTAATCGGAATATATTCAGATGTAAATAATTTGCCAGCATTAGGTACGAATTTAACATATAATGATGCAATGAACATTGATGGAACATTGCAAACATTAACATATTTTTCGATAAATCATTTATTCTATAAAAATAAAAAAGAGCCAGCAAAAACATATGGACCTACTGATTTAAATTTAACAAAGAAATTTTTATTTCAAACTGCGTCTATATTATCATTTCCTCAAGTTAAAGTTGGCGAAGGTATTAAACCTAGGTCATTTGCATTGACATCATCTGCATTTATATTAGCTTCAGATCGTTATGGAAATGTATATGATACATCTTATAATACTAGTTCATTCGTAACCGGATATACATATTACGAAGGTTTTAATGAATATTTTGATACGACGAGAATACGTTACGAATCTGAAGGAGTAACATATGAGCCAGGTGTTAAAACATCTAATGGCTCCCAAGCTCCAATTGGATATGCTGCAAAATTTTCGGGAGCAGGTTATATAAAGGAGTCATTGCCTGGATATTATGATAGAGATCATGATTATGCAATATCATTTTTTATTTCTAGTTCAAACACCGGAACATCAAATCAATTGATTATTGCAAAAGCTTCAAGCAGTTTGCAACCATCATATCCATTTAAAATAGAATTAAGTGGCAGTAAACAAATCGTATTCTCTGCAGCTGGCAGTACTGAATTTAAAGCTCAGATTACATCTTCAATTTTTGTTTCATCATCTTGGAATCATATTGTATGTGAAAAATCTGGTAGTTGGTTAAATATGTATGTTAATGGAACATTGCATGCGTCTACATCTAATGATTTATTAATTAATACATTCTCACCATTTACAGCATCTGCTAGGATTGATAATACAAGTGATTTATATATAGGCGGTTTTAATAGCCAAAGCTCAAACGTAAACGCATATATAGATGAAGTTAGAATCTTTAATAAGTCACTAACAAGTGCTAATATAAGTTCTTTAAATAGCCGTGCTGAGGGTGGAACATTTTTACAAACTAATGTAGTTGGAACTGTTTTTGATAAACAAGGCATTGTAGTAATATCATCACCGGATTATCGTTATCATAACGTAATAAACACATCATATTCAGCTTCATATAAAAGTACAGTAACAATTCACGAAATGAATGTTGTTACAAGAATGGATTCTGGCGATTTTAATATGTCAACAAATCTAACATTGACTCGAGATGATGATTCTACATATTTACCATTTGTTAGTGGTAGTTCATTTGCGCCATATATAACTACAATTGGATTATATGATTCTGCAGGTCAACTTTTAGCTATTGGTAAGTTAGCACAACCGATTCGTAAACGCAATGATGTTGATATGAATTTTTTAATTCGTATTGACTTAGATAAAAATATTACTAAAGGAGATTGATGATACGTTTAAAACAACTTCTTTTTGAAATGACTGATGCTGATATAAAACGTTGTTTAGATAAAATAAAAAACAAACAGTTTAAATTGATAGGTGCTGGCGATAATGGCCGGGTTTATGAAATTGACGGCGAAGATAAAGCATTTAAAATTACTAAAGAACGAGATGAATATGCTGTAGCTGAAAAATTAGTTAATCAATATTCTAAATATACAACATTCATTCCAGTATATTATGTTAATGGCAATGATATGTATATAATGGCTAATGCATCTGAATTATCTGGTACTGATAAAGTAAAGATTAATCGTTTTATCATTGAATATAAAAATTATGCACGCGAACAAGGCGGGGAAGTTTCTATATTTGATTTTACTAAAGCTATAGATAATATTGACCCAATGCTTGATAATTTTTTAAATTCATTAGAATCAGATATCAATAAATTGAATATTCCGGAATTTGATTTAGATTTAGATTTTAAAACAGATAACATTATGATGTATAGCGGCAAACTAGTAATGGTTGATTGGTGATACATATTTATATAAAATTGGAATATAATGAAAAAAAATTTATTAGAAAATATTATTCGTCGTTATTTAACAGAAGCTGAGATTGTAGTTAGTAATCCTCAAGTTCCTTCTAGTGCCGATGAAACTAAATATCGCAATCAAATATTAACATTAGTAAATCCTAATGTAAAATCAGAAGCACGTAATGTAGAAAATTTAGGTGTATTGCAATATGAAATTATTCGAAAAGGGTTTCCGGGAGATACTAAAGAATTTAAATTATCAACAACAGAACTTCATCAATATATTATAAATCAATTAAACCAAACCCGTGGCTATGCAGATAAAACAAGTTTAGATTTTTCATGGTTTTTATTTACAGATCAAAAGAAAACTATTCTTAACAAAAGTAAAGATGAAAAACGTCGCGCTAAATATATTATCATGGCAGTTTATGTTAAATCAAATTTGTTAACCCGTAATCCATTGACAGGTAAAGATGTATCATTATCTGGTTGGGTTACAACATTAAAAAAAGGTTCATTAGTTTTTGACTATAGTAAAGCTAATCCAAATTGGTGGCAAAAAACAGAATCAGATGAAAAAG